CCGGATTTTGCCGAAGCACGTTTGGCGTGGGGATCGCACCCATCGATAATTCCAAACAATCCAGATGAATTTTAGAGTTTTAGACCGGCAAATCCTAACGGGTCATGGAACGAGAACTAAAAGAAAGCGAGAGCACCCTGCCACGGCGACACTGAAAGTGTAGCACCACCGATAGCAATAAGAGACGCACCCGCACACGCCACATCGATAAGAAAAACCTTGCTAGTAGTAGAAATAGTATTACACTGAATGGCTATAGCAGCCGTTGCACGTGTTGCAGTAATAGTACTAGAAATTGGACCCAAAACGGTTCCAGTAGATCCAGCAGTATTAGCACTAGTAATGTTAATACCAGTAATTCCAGTCCCAACCACATCTAGAACAAAAAGAAAACAATCTCCTTGTTGACATACGAAACCAAAACGGTTAATAGTTCCGTCCAATAGGAAAGTCAACTGTGATAATCCAACATCAAAAATTGGAAGAGATAATGTTCCAAAAAGTCCCGCTGCATTGGACGTTGCTGCAGTATTTTTCATACTCAACGAAGCATTGGTGTTACTTAATTGCGGTACGTGTAGGTAAACATCGTATTCAACGTAAAGTTCTCCAATGTTGCCAGTTGTTCCAGCCGTAGCAAAAACAAAATTTCCTGCGTCATAAGTTTTCCCATCTGCACCAAAAGGTACTGCGGCCACTCGAGTATACAACTCGGGTGTCTTTTCGGGCAATGAGGAGCAACAAGATTCCCAAACATTAGCTCGGGACGCACCTTGCTGTGCCATCATTTGAGTTTTCCCAGGAGGGGCTAGATCCAACGTATCTATATCTATAGCAGTCATAACACTTCCAACACCAGTAGAACCGGAACTGGAAGCGAAACAAAACTTCAAAGACTTGAATTGATACTTCTCGAAACTAGACGCCAACCTACTGAGCCAAGGAAAAACCTGACTCAATCCGGGATTAATACTCAAAACAAAAGACGAGAAATTAGAGGAACCAACGACATCGAGAAGAAACTCACGATGTTGGACACGAACAATACTACCGTTACCAGTAATGTTGGGACCTTTATTGGTGACCCGCATACCATAAGCAGCAGCAATGTTCGGTCCTTTACGAATCTGTTCATCCCTTTTTATAGTCTTAGGTCTAACCTTAGGACTAACTTTCTTCAAAATTTTAACCATCGTCACAAAGCAAAAGTTCTTTTACGCCATTCCAACCAACCACCCAGGCGTCAATCCCCGCGAAACTTGAACACGGTTCAGAGAGTGTTTAATGCATGTAGTGAGAGAAATCTCCCACCTCAAGCAAACTCGCTGGTAATTTGATGTCTACCAGATCTTTGGGTTCTTCAACTTCATCCAATTCTTCAATGAGTCTACTCAATTCATGAGGTTCGAGTTTGAGTTTAAGACCCACCAAGTAATGTAATTCGTCCCGACAAACTTGACTATGATCAACTGGCCAAGTACCGAGTCCTATTCGTCTATTCATATCATGTTCACCAAGATAATTATCCGAAGTTGGTCCGAGTTTGTATGCTCGGGTCAAAGCTTTAAGATAATTACTAATTAGTGGGACATGATTTTCAGTGACGAAATAACCATTGACTCGATAACTAAAAGCATGAGGATCATTAAGCCTGTTGATGACAGGAAGTCTCTGCAGAGTTTTCCCTGGCTCGGCATAAGTTGTGTCATAATTAAACACATCAACGAAATGTCTACCAAGAAAACTGACTCTAGGACCAGAATGTTGAATTTTGAACTTTATTCCCAAATCTCTAGTAATATTACACCATTTTCCAACGGAACAGCTTA